AAAACTTACTGTAGCTATGGCTAAAGCATTAAAAGCTATGGCAAAATCAGATATTTATATCGCTAATACTATATCTGGGAATAATGCAGCTAAAAAAAGCGACTTATTATTTCCTAGAGTACAAATAGGTAATGTTTCTTTTAATACTTATGATATTGATGATAAAAAATATAATGAATTAATAGATATTATAAAAAATGATAACAATCAATCATTGGAAGAAATTGATGGTATTAAAAATGATTTTGATGAAAAATTCGTTAAACCTAAACCTGATACTGGTTCTGTACTTCTTAAGTTAGTTACACATAAATTAACATTTGGTGCTTCAGATCGTACTATATTAGGAGACGAGATCAAAAAACAATTTAAAGATATAGATAGTGTAATGAATGATTTTTATAATCGTATTATGAAATCATATTCTGATGTACTTTCTATGTTGCAAAAAGAAGAAAAAACTGCTAAAGATAAATTTATTAATAATCCAAAAGAATTATCTGCAGCATTAAAACGTATCAGTAAATTTATTCATACGATCAATTATATTAAATATAAAAGTGGTCAGCTTGTTGCATCAGCATGCTTGAAAATGTATAAGAAGTCTTTATCTGAAGCTAGAAGAATGATAAAAAATCCACCAGAAATAAAAATTCATTCTATTATTAATGAAATGCCACCACGTTAAAGAACCAAAAAAGAAATTTAAAAGAACTAGAAAAGTAGGAAAAAGATAAATATATATAAATTAAAATTAACAATAACTTCTTTATAAAAAAACAAAAGTGTATATTTTATGAGGAGGTTATTTAATATGAATAGAGAAAATATCGTACGGAGTATTATTAATTCTATAGATCCAAAGGAATATGATATTGATGATGATTTTGATATTATAAAAGGGGCATTTTTATCTGAAAAAGTAGTTAATAGTTATTTTAATAAAGTATCACCTAAAGAAAGTAGTATTAGTATAAAAAATATGATCAATGGTGCTTTTGATATTTTAATTATAGGTGTAATTAAAAATTCTATTGCAAAAGTTAAAGGATTACTATTAGATCTAAAAAGAAAAGTTATTAATGAAATACTCAATTTATTAAATTCATATACATATAATTCAAAAGAATATATAAATAAAAAAGAAAATAAATTTAAATTAGTAATTGATATAATAGATGAATTTTATAATTATACTATGGAGTATTATACTGATTATATAATTTGGCTAATTGAAGAAAATAAAAATATCATAAATATGAATTATGATTATTACAATGCAATGAATAGATTAAAAGAAATTAATATTAAAATTAGAATTGATACTAGTAAAATTTATGAAAAAATAAGTTTAATTATTAAAGTATGGAAGAAAAACTATAAATATATATAAAAAATAAAAGATACCAATATTGGTATCTTTTATTTTGCTTTGTAATACATATCATTTATTAAACTAACTTTTAAAGATTTTATATAAGACCGTAATCTTTATGAATAATTCTAGGTATTCCATAATCATTGTCATAAAAAGATTTTATTTTTTTATAGACTTTTTCATCTATCTTATCTTCATAAGATGATACTATTTTATCATTGTTTACAAGAGTAATATTGATTATAGGGTCATAAACAAATAATAGAATTTTATATACTATAGTTTTTTGGGTATTAACTAGTCTTAAATTAGGTAATGCTAAATTAAAAATATATTCTAATTTATAATCTGGTTCGGTATGAGTACTAATTCGATCTAATATATCTAAAACATCTTTTAGTAATGATTTATTATTGGATGGTATAGAAGTTACTGGTTTAATATCTTCTTTCAATTTAAAACTCTCCTTTAATCTTTAAATTTATATCCATTAGTATAATCGATTTCTATTAATTCTAAAGCCTTTTTATAAGCTGCTTCTTCAGATAATCCTTTTAATAATTCTTTTTTATAATAATATTCAAAATACTGATCAAACTTACTATGCTTACTAATATAATATCGTTCTTCTGCTTTCTGTAAACTATCTTTCATATTATACCTCATTTATTTTTATAGATTTTTTATAAAGCTTTTTAATTCTAGCTAATTTCTTAGCTAGTCTGATTGTATTGTATTTTTTAATGTTTTTATCTATATATAGATATATCCATGCATATGCTAAGTGCATTATAGTAAAACTAGATGCTTCTAAACTAGAGTTCTTAAATGGTAAATTAAATATATCATCTGCATCTAATTTGATTTTATATAATTCGCAATACTTATTTAGTCTATAAATCTCTTTATCTTGTTCATTATGATCTTTAATATCTATAATATAATTAAATGGATTATTAAAGATTATATATGATGGATAGATTTTTTTAGAAGTTCTATTACATAATGAAGTTAAACTTGCTTGTGCTAATAATAATTCATAAGCATAAGAAGTTAATTCACCATGGTGTTCATTACTAATAAATGCATTATTAAAAACATATTTTTCATTCTTAGTAGTAGGAACTAGTTGTAAAGTATTGTTTTTATCAAATTCTAATTTCATTGTTATTCTCCTTTCAAATATTATAAATTATCAAGCTCTTCCATATTATATTCTTTTGCATAATTTGCATAAACTACTCTAGCTTTTTTCGTTATAAAAAATCTTATATATAATCTATATAAGCTTTTAGAGAAATATTTCCAAAATGTATTTTCGTATTGTACTTGTAAGAGATTATTAAATTTAGATTCAGATGCAGTATCAATACATTGCATTACTTCTGTGAAAGCTTTTTTATCTATAAGAAAGTGTGCATAAGATACTCTACAAAGTGTATTAATTAGAAAATTATAAAATACAAGATATGCATTCTGTTCTACAAATGAAAGTTTTTTATTATCATTTGTATCAAATTTTTTTATCTTAGAAATAATAATATCAATATCATAATCTTTTTTAGTTCTATTAAGTTTCTCCATATCATTAACAAATGTCTTAATTATTAATTCACTCATTTCATTGTAATATTCTATGTCTGTTGTTTGAGTATCTTTTACTTTTTCCATAATAATATCTCCTTAATAAAACTATTTTTTATAAAAATCAATATTTAATAGATAAGTATTTATTATTGCAAAATTACCAAAACTTACTTTTTATCCGGGAATTCTATATTTTTAACTGGCTTAGTATAATATTCGCAATATAAACCTAATGGCTTTATTGCTTCATTAGAAAGAATTGAAATATTATAAATAATTTTATTATATTCTTCTAATGAGATATCAATAATTGGAGCAGTATATTCTTTTGTATTTTCATTACTTATGCATAAAGTACTGGTAAGAGTTTTAAAAGCAGTATACATCTCCTTTATACAATTTAAAATAATTTGAATTAGTTTATCTTTATCATATATTTTTTGTTTATCAAAAGCATTTATTTCATTTTTATAATTGATTAGTCTTTCCTCTTCAAAATTGATGAGAGCATTCCCAAACAATATAGAGGAATCCTTACTATTTTCTATATAATGCTTTTTTAATTCATTAATCGAATAATCAATAAATTTAGTATTTACTTTTTCCATAATAATATCTCCTTAATAAAACTATTTTTTATTATATAAATCATCGTTATTAATATAAAATGAAAATTTATCTGGTGGAAGTTCAGAATCATTAATGATTTCATTAGGGTTATAATCATTTATTCCAATTAAGAAATCACCCATTCTGTATAAATGATTAGAACCTAACTTTTGATTGATTATATTTATATTAAGCTCTAATGCTCTAATTGTTTCTTCTCTAGAGAAATAATTACTAGTTGGATCAAAATTCTCTTTATTACAATTATAAATAATAGTATCTAAAGTATTAAATATGAATCCAAAGTTTTTGTCATTAGGTACTACTAACTCATATTTAAATTTTGTACCAAAAAATCCTTCAATATTATTACCAGGAGCATCTCTCCAATACAATGATGTATTGTTCATAATCATGGTATTATCGCAAAGATAACGAATTTTTTCACTATATGGATATAGTAATTGCTCGCTAGTATATAATGCTACAGTACAAATAATACCAGCTATACAAGTTTTATTATTTGAATGAATACCTATAAGAAAATTAATATCATTATATCTAAAATTTGTAATAAATACTAATTGATCATCAGAATCATTTTCCTTTGTACTATTAGCATGGTTAATATCAATCCAAAAATTATTTTTATATAGTCCATTCAATTGTGTTATTATATTCTTAAACATACCTTGTTTGCTTTTAAATCTGTCATATTTATAAAATATATCAGAAAAATCAAAATCTTTATTTTCTTCTATAAGTTTAGATTCCATAAGTTTAAAATCAGTCGGCATATTAGTAATCCTCCATATCATGCTTTAAATTCATACGATAACAAAAATTCATTAATTTTTTATCTATTTCTTTTTTAGTAGTATTATCACTTTTTCAATTACTCTAAAATCAGTATGTTTAAAAAAAATCATTTATTATTTCTATATTTTCTTTATTACAAAAACCTTTTTCAGCTTCATTAAATAGAGTATAAACGTTTATAGAATTGTATTTAGGGTAAATAATACTAAGTACTTTTTACATTTTTATTTCTCCTTTTCATTAATATAAAATGAAATTCTATCTTTTGAAGTAAAATCATAACTAACCTTTTCAGGTTTAAAATCGTTTATACCGATTAGGAAATCTCCAATGTGGCAATCTTTCATCGAACTTAATTTTTTATTGATAAGATCTATATTATATTCTAATGTGTTAAGAGCTTCAACTTTTGAAAAATTATCAGTAGTAGAATCGTAATTTTCACACCCATACGTAATATCCTTTAATAAATCAAATACGAATTTAAAATTAGTATTATTTGGCACTAATAATTCATATTTAAATTCTAGATTTTTCCAATACGATCTATTTTCAGGTGCACAATTATAATACAATTCTGTATTATTCATAATAGTTGTATTGTTACAAAGTTTTTCTATTTGCTTCGTAGTTGGATATAACAGTTCTTTCTTTGTGTAAATTGCTACTTTGCTAATGATTCCAGCAGTACCAATCGGATAGATTCCTATAAGAAAATTAATATTACCATATCTAAAATTAGTAATAAATGCTAATTCATCTGATTTAGGTCCTTTGTCATTAGTATTATTATCAATCCAAAACATATCTTTATATAGGTCATTCAATGGGTCAATCAATATATCAAAGTTAGAACCGTCTTTAAAATATTTATCGAGTAAATTTTTAAAATTAAAATCTTTTAAATTCATATCTTTACTTTCCATAAATTTAATCATACCAAGTTTCCTCCATTTCTTTAGGGTATTCATGATAAGTTAATAAGAATTTATTAATTTTCTTAATAATAGTAGAATCTAATGGAAAAATTTTTATAAAATCATTATCGATTTGCTCGACTGATAAAATCATATTACCGTGGATTTTGGTATACATGATATTTCTTAAATATAATTCGGATCTTTTATCGATACATATAATTGGTGCTGGAATACCTTCGCTAAGAGATGATGTATCAAAAATAATAAATGAATTAGAACTTATTAAAACATTTGTTTTTTCTTTTTTCATAAGATTCAAAAGTCTATAACAATTAGTAATTTTATTAGAAATAAGTACTGCACTATCATTAGTATTAGATTCTATATCAATCAATCCATAATAAATTTCTTTGTTTAATTGTTTTTCGGTAATAGTTGTTTCAAATTTTGTATTTTCAAAATATGTATCTTTATCTTCAAGATAGAATCTATTATTAATGAAAAGCAATACTTTATCTTTATAATCTTTATTAAAGCTAATATCAATACATACGAATTGTTGTTTTTCTGTATCTTTCTTAAACCTATTATTATCCATTAATTTAAAAAGTGTATATGCTTTATCTAACTTGCTAATAACATCTTCTTTTGCATTTTCATTATTTGAAGAATATGCTGTATCAAGTTCTTTTTTAAATTCATCAATTTGATTTGTTACTTGTTCTTTAGTAAGTTCAATCATGATAATTCCTCCTTAATAAAAAATATGCACTATAGCAAGTTATCTTGCTATACATTTTTATAATATATTTTTTAAAAAATGATTATTGCTTATAAAAACAATATTATAAGTTTAATAAGAAAGGAGAGTAATTATGGATAATAATACTATGCCTCCTTTTCTAAAGAGAAAAGGAGATTCTATTCTTTATAATGGTGATGGAGAGTTTATTTTCTATATTCCTGAGATATTCTTTGATCAACAGATTGCGTATTTTGAAGGTGAATATATTTCTACTTTAGGGATTATGGATTATACTACCAAAATTAATAATAAGTTATCAGGTTTGCATACCTTTAATTATCCTACTAGGTTTAGTACTAAACCTTATAAAGTAGAAAAGATATCTAAAGTTAAACTTATTAAAGAATCAGAACCAGATGATTATAGAGTTTTATATTATAAAAAGAATGATCCTATTATAGTAGATATTAAAGTACCTCAAGATATTGATAATTCTGAAGCATTGATTAAATTATTCATAAAGAATGGTCATATCCCTAATACTATTCCATATGATAAGATTCAGGAATACTTTGTATCTAATTACCTTTATAATGGTAATAAATACTCATTCTCTTTACAGCTATTTGGTATTATTATTTCAGAACTTTGTAGATCTAAGAAAAATATTAAAGTTCCATTTAGACTATCTAAAGATAGTGATATGAAAGACTATAAACCTATTTCAGTTAAATATATTCCTAAACTTATTAGTGCATACACTTCACTTACATCTGAAAATATTGATGAATCGATTGTATTTGCTTCTTTGAATAATAATAAAGTTCAGATTCCTCTTGAAAGAGTTTTAACAGGAGAGAATATTGTTTGATAAGTGCTCTGCTTAACATATGATTAAAGTTGCCTTGACTAATAAAGGTAGTTTTTAATATAAGAAGTAATATATAAAAGGAGGATATATAATGGCAGCTCCAGATACTAAATTTATCTTTGATGACCAAACAGATATCAATCCTAATATTGGATTTGATACTGATACTACTAATAGAGCTACGTTCATGACTGTTTTTTCATCAGATAAAGGTCCAGAAACTTTACAAAAGAACTTATCTGGTAATGATTTTTTCGCTCTTTATGGTGATAACCCTAATTTCTTTAAACATGGTCAGCCATTGCTTCAGGCAGCTAAGATTGCTAATGCTGGTGGATTACAGTACTGCAAACGTGTTGTAGCTAAAGATTCTAAATTGGCTAATCTTGGTTTATTTGCTATTGTTAGTGAAGATACAGTTCAGAAAACTGACTCTAAAGGTAGACCACTTTATTATACTACTAAAGAAGTAGAAGGGTATTGGAAACTTACTACTACTGCATCTGAAACAAATTATCAGCAAGGTAATAAATATTCTAAAGGTGCTATAGTAAAATACAATTCTCAATACTATCAAGCATTGGTAGATGTAGATACTTCTAAAGAAGAACAGAGAATTGGAGCTACATACAAAGATGTAACTACTATTAAACCATCTTCTGGTGAAGATCTTAATGATTACCCAACGGTTAAAGCAGCCAAAATTAAATATAAATTAGCTCCTCTTACTGATTCTTTGCAGACTAATAATACCAGTGATATTCAATCTGTCATCTCTAAAGTCGAAAACTTTATGTATATGAATAAAAATACCATTGTTACTACTGCAAAAGGAGAAACTAGTTATCTTTTACTTACCTTTACTGATGTAGGTCGTGGTGTATCTACTAAGAAACTTAGATTTACTGCTGATACATCTACTAGAAGACCTGTATCTTATGTAAAGTATAAAGTAGAAGTTATGGAAGGCAGCAATACATTAGAAACTTATTATGCTACCTTTAATCCATATATTGTAGAATCTGCTGATGGTACTATTGCTAATGCTAAGAATAAAGCATTTGATCAAGTAATCAATGTTAGTCCTTATATTCGTTGCAAGTTCTATGAAAGCGAATATAATAACTTCGTAAAACAAGTTTCTACTATTTCCGGTGTTACTACAGCAGAGATTTCTCATTGTGATATTCTCTTTAGTTATGATAGATTTGGTAAACCAATCAATACTATTGAAATTGCTGAAGATTCTGATAGCTTAGATGATATCAATGGTAATATTCTTCAAAATGGTTCTAATGGTTCATTTGGAGATTATCCAATTGATTTGCAGCCAACTGTAAATGATGATGGAACTACTTCTGGTTTATCTCTTTATTATGAAGAAGTTTTAGAAGTATTTAATGGTACTTTCTCTGATGATATTTATGATTTGGATAATACTAGAATCGATGTAATCTTTGATGCTAATTATCCTAAAGAGATTAAAGATGCTATCGCTAACTTAGTAAACTTTAGAGAAGATTGCTTCTTCTTTAGAGATTTTGGCTTAAACCTTAATACTATTCAAGAAATTGAATCAGTAGCAGATCAATATTCTGAATATAAATCTAAGTTTATTGCTGATTATGCTAATAGCTTCTATGTTGAAGAACCATATTATCGTAAACAAGTACAAGTTACTGTACCATACTTATTAGTAGATAAGTTTGCTAAGCATTATATCAATGGTGTCAGCCGTCCATTCTGCGGACAGAGATTTGGTATTACCTTTACTAATGAAATTATAGATGGAACTATTAATTTTGCTCCAAAGAGAACTCCAAAAACTGATGATAATGTTCTTACTTATGATCAGAAACAATGGTTTGACGATAATAGAATTAACTATATTGCATATTATGATGGTATTCCAACAATGGATATTGAATATACTTCACAAGAAAGATATACTCAATTATCCTGGATTCATAATGTACTCCTTATTCAGGCTATGATGCATGATATTCGTAGACAATGTCCAAAGAGCAGATATGCATTTATCTATGATCAGGATTATGAATCTTATAAAGCAGATATTGAAAAAGTTATTAATAACTACAATGGGTACTTTAAGTCTATCAGCATCGAATATGTAAAAGATGACCAGTATGAACTTAATAAGATCTTCTATGCAGTTATTAAAGTTAGCTTTAAAGACTTCATTCAGTCTGAAATCTTTAAGCTTACTATGATTAACTCAACTAGTAATGTAAGTGATTAATTAGAAAGGAGAAATAAATAGCATGGCTGTACATAATATTTATGAAGGTATGAAAGCTCCTAAAGACATTACTAGATATATGTTATCTAGAGGTGTTGTAGACTATTCTGACCTTTACCAGTTTGATAATTATGAAACAGGTTATAGCTTCTTGATTGTTTTAAAGATTCCTGAATTCTTATCTAAACTTAAAGATGCTAATGATACATATAAAACTTTGATTAATGACTATACTCATATCCTTGAATATGATTTCAAAGGATTGGATGGTCTTGATGATCTTACTGTAGAAACTAACTCTCTTAATGATGGTATTAATGAAATTAATATTATTACTAGAACTACTGAACAATCAGCAGGTTCATTTACTATGAGATTCTATGAACGTTCTGGTTCTATTATCACTAAAGTAAATGAATTGTTTATTCGTGGTATTAAAGATCCACGTACACAGGTTAAGAGATATAACGGATTGATTGATCCAGTTAATAAATCTACCAATGTGCTTCAAGCTGGATATGAAAATGAAACATTTGAATTCTTATACGGTGTTTGTGACAATACTATGTCTAATATCGAAAAAGCATATTTACTTGTTTCTTGCCAGCCAACTTCTGCTGAAATGTCTATGTATAACTCTCAGAAGGGTGAAATTCAGTGGAGAGAATTAAACTATGCATTCAATGGTTATCCAGTTACTGGTTCTGCTGTAACTAAGAGAGCACAAGATTTCTTAGATTGGATTAATAGTAGAACTGTATTTGAAGAATCTAGATTCGGTTATAAGTCTCTTAATAATATGCAATCTCCTTCTGAAAAGTCTACTAATGAACCAACTTCTGCACTAGCAGATGGATATAATACTTTCTATTAATAAAAAATAAATAATATATCAGTGCAGTATATACTGCACTGATATATTATTTATTTCTTTAATCATCTAATCAAATATTAAATACTAAAATTGTATCCTCCATATTATTATTCACCTCTTTTCTTATAAATTAAATTGAATAGAAATAGATATTTATTATAAGTATATAAATATTCTTTATATACTCATATCTATATTATACAAATATAGATTTAAACTATTACATATTATCATTATTATCTGTACTAGCAGATTGAGATAAAGCTATCTTAGCATTATCTAAACATTCATCCAAGAATCCTTCTGGGAATAATGATTCGACCATTTTCATTCTTACTTGTCTAGCAAATTCATTCATTAAATCTTGATCATTATTTTCATTAACTACTGAAGATGCAATACCCTGAGAAAGATCAGCTACGGATGAAAGTATTTGAGCTGTATT